TGAGGACCAAGCGGGTATCACAACGTATGTTGTTAGCCCTCTCCTCTGGCAAAGCTCTCCTGACTCATCTCAGGAAAGGTGGAAGGAGTATAGGTGATGTCCGCCTGCCGTCTGACGTGCGCCGGCTCATAGCCGACGTGCCGAAGTGGCAGGCCAGGAAGGGAATAACGATCTTAAGATCGTTGTTCTCTGCCTGCTATCTCTTAAGAGATAGGGAAGTGACTTTGCGCTCTTATGAGTCGCGTGTTGTGGCCCTTACCCGTCGTTGCATATGCAACCCGGACTCGTTTGCCATCGAGTTAAAGGGCTATTGCACTATCCAGCGAGCGGTCGCTCTTAAGAGCGACCTCACGATTGGACAGCTACGAGCATGGCGAAAGACCGGGCGAAAGCTCGGTTGGGTCGGCCCTAGGCGCATGCGCGCCTCTGCCCGACTTCAATTCGCTACGCTTGGTAGGTCTTTACCAGTCCCAGATCAAGACAAGGTCGATCTTGCCCTATGGCAGCATCGAAATGATCTCTTACGAGATCAACCTCGCGACGCTTATGCGTCTGATCTGATAACTAATTTCTGCCACATGTGGGCCAGTTCCCATTTGCCACGGGACCTAAGGCCTGCATGCTTGCAGTTTTCGGGGGGTAAGACGTTCTCAGGGGCTGAGTACCCTGAGGAGGCAAACCGTCTTTACCCTGACTATTACAGCTTCGACCTAGACGAAGGTCATAATGGGCCGAACCTGTATTTCCTTGAACGGCCTGGTGGTGGCCTTCCTATGAAGGTTCACCTAAACCCGAATGTCCTCCATGAAACCGAGGACGAGGAGGTTTACTGGCAGATCTTTGATGATCATATAGACCAGGTTCCACGTGTTAGGGCGGTTGCACTATTATGCTCAGGCCATAAGGTCCGGGTCGTAACTTGTGCAGACGCCCATACTACCATTCTTGGGCATTGGCCCAGGAAGGTATTACTCCATGCGATCGAGAGGTCGCAGTGGATGGAACCATTACCAGAGTTTTCCGGTATGGTTCTCTCTAGCGACTTAAGTCGCTGTTCCGACCTGATCCCTCTTTGGGTCTACTCTGCTGTTGCAGAGGGCCTAAAGCGGGCCAGGCCTTACTGGCCTAGTGATTTCTTCCGTGCAATGGACCACTTATGCGGTCCATATGACGTCCATTATGATGATGGGGAAGTCATTAGGTCTATATCTGGGCTCCTTATGGGGTCACCACTTACGTGGTGCGTCCTCAGCCTTTGGCACGCCTCTATTGCCTCGCACTGCTTTTCTCTTTGGAGATTATGCGGTGACGATTTGGTGGCAGAAGCGTCCCTCGGTGAGAGGAACCTTTATTTTTCTCTGATTGAACTATGCGGAGGCATTGTCAACCTAGAGAAGTCATACTGGGCAAACCTCAGGTATTTATACCTTGAGGAGGCTTACATGAACAACCATTTGGTTGATTGTGTTAAGCTTTCCGTCTTTTCGGATGCCTGGGAGGCCGGTGCACGATCATCTCGTACGAACATGATGGTGACCCTTGGGCCTGCGTTGTTTGAGGAGTCAACAAGGACTGGCCTCCATAAGGAGGTCAATACTTTAACTCGTTTACTTGCTGGTCATACGATCGTCAAGTTTAAGAAGTTTGGGATTAATCCCTACCTTCCGCGCGTTTTGGGTGGTGCTGGGTTCCCGTATGAGGACCTCAACGCCCCATTACGTAAAGTCTGCGGGAGAGCGCATACGCGCTCCCTGGCGGCACTCTTGTATACTAATACTAGTTTCAAGGTGCCAATGGCTTTTATGGTTAGTGAGTCACCCTATTGGGTTGACAAACCGGCCTTAGATCCAAGTTTTTACGTCGACACTAGATATAGTGATGAGAATGTAACTTGGTTGAAGACGGTCAACGGGCTTAAGCTCGAGGGCCGTCTGCTGGCCCAGTGGCTTGCGCACCAGGACTTGTACCGTAAGGCATCAAGTTCCCGTGTGGCCAAGCTGGGTCATATTAGTCGTAGACTTAGGCGCCTGCACAGTGACTTTAGCTCTGTGCCGACGAAGTTTGTCGACGACCTTGCTAATGCAAGCATCCTCAACGTGGCCCAACGGTTCCACGATAAGCTGGAAAATACTTTCACAGCTCAATCGTGGCCGCTGGATAAGGTCTGGTTAGCAAAAATGCTACCCAGTCCACTTTTGTCACCATAAAGAATATACTCCATGGGTCGCTGTGTATTAGGGACAGCGGGCCGCCTGAGCGGTCGTCCTCCCGGAAGCGGGACACTCACCA